ACATTTGGTGTTTCAGGTTTATCAAATAACCAACAAGTTTATTATGATACAGGAACAGAATATAGACCTGTTGGACTTGGAACTTATTTAAGATATACTGCTGATACCAACACTTATGTAGTTATAAATAATGTAGGACAAATACTACAACAAAATTGTTAAAACATGGCTGAAAAAGATTATATTTGTAATATGAAAAGATTTAGAGAAACCGATTACTTTGTAACTGAAAATGGCGATGTTTTTAGAAAATGGGGTGAGCAATATAAGAAACTAAAACAACATATTTGTGAATATAAATGTGTTAATATTTATACAGGTTCAGTTGCTTCTGTAAAACTTATGAAAGTTCACAGAATAATTGCCGAATGCTATATACCAAATCCTGAAAACAAACCAGAGGTAAATCATAAAGATGGTAATAAACTTAATAATGAGGTATCTAATTTAGAGTGGTCAACAAGAAAAGAAAACTCAGACCACGCTTTAGAAAATGGTTTATATCCAAAAGGTGTAGACAAACCCACATCTAAGTTTACAAAAAAAGATATAGAATATATTAGAAACAATCATATTCCAAAACATAAAAAATATGGTGCAAGAGCATTAAGTAGAGAGTTTAATGTTTCAATTCGTACTATGGCAAAAATAATCAATAATATATCATACACATAATGGCGGAGCGCGTAATAGGATTAAGGATACAACTTAATGGATTAAATACAGTAATAACTGATATTAAAACATTAGAGAATGAAATAAGAAAAGCGAAAGAGGATTTAAGAGAGGTTGAGATTGGTGGTCCAATATTTAATCAACTTGCCAAAGAAATAAGTCAGGCTGAAACAAAATTACTTGGATTACAAGATGCAGCTAAAGGTATATCAAAAGAAAAGACACTTGAAGGTTTTGGTAAATTGGGTGCTGGTATTTCATCATCATTTGCTGCAGCTACTGCCGCAGTATCTTTGTTTGGTAAAGAAAGTGAATCAGTCCAAAAGGCTGCAACACAAGCACAAAACTTATTAACAATCGCATTATCTATTAGGGGTATTGCCGAAGTTAGAACAGGGGCTTTAATCGTAGCTAAAACTATCGCTGAAAAGGCATCAACAGCCGCAACACTTGCCACAAATGCTGCAACCAAGGCATTATACACTACCATGGCTGCCAATCCAATTGGACTTATATTAGTAGTTGTTGGAGCGTTAATTACGGCTTATTTGACTTTAACTGATGCAACTTATGATGCTGAAACAGCACAAAACTCATATAATCAAACATTAGAAGACACACTTTATATTTACGATTTAGAAAGAAATCAAATACAAAGTAGTCTGGCTCTTAAATTAAAAACCGCAGAACTTGAAGGCGCTTCTATTGAAAAAATTGCTGAATTAAAGAAACAAGCTAATTTGGATGGTCTTGCCTTAATTGAAAAAGAGGTTCAATCATTACAATCATTAAGAGCACAAAGACAAAAAGAAATTATAACCAATATCAAGGATGAAAAAGAAAGAAAGGCAGCACTTGAAAAACTGGCTTCTGACTTTTCCAAAGAAGGTAGAAGATTAGGTGTTGAAGATTTCAAATTAAGACAACAATTATTATTAGATGAAATTGATTTACAAATCCAACAAAACGCAAGGAGAAAAAAGATATCTTCCGATAGAGCAGCCTCTATTCAAAAAGAGATTGAGTTATTAGGACAAAGATTGGAACTTGAAACAAAGTTAACCACATTAGGATATAAGATAGGACAATCTGATTCCAAGATTGTTGAGACTGGAAAAAACAAAGTTAAAAACCTTCAGGACTTAAAAAATGTATTAACTGAAACATTACCAGTTCAAGAACAATATAATCTTAAATTAAAAGATACATTTAGTGCTATACAAGATATTGCAGGTAATGAATTAAAATCATTAACAACAGCATTTGATGTATTTGCTGAAAATGCTGGTAAAGTTGGTATTACGCTTGACCAATTAAAAATAGAACAGGATAAAATCAACACGGCAACACAAACTTTTATTCAATTAAATAAAGATTATGTTTCACCTGAAACTATTACTCAAGTACAAAAGTTAAGTAGTAATTTAATCCTATTAACAGATACATTATTCAATATTAGTAATGCTAAAATTGAACCACCATTTAATATAACAGAGTTTAGAGCTGCTTTTAAGGAACTGGCTCAACTTGAAAGTGAAACAACTATATTCTCACCTGAAAAATCAGCACAGATTAGAATTACAGCACAAAAACAACAAGAACGATTTGTTGCCGCTTATGTTTCATACATTAAAACAACCAAATCAAGTATTGAGGAACAAAACAAGATATTGAATGACCCCAAATTATTACCTGTTGATAGAGCAACAGAACTAAATAAGTTGGATGAAGAATATAAAAAGATTGGTAATAGTTTATTTGAGAATACCAAAAATGTTGTTTTAGAAAATGAAAAGTTCAATATTGGTATTGGTACAACAGTAAAACAAGTAGAGGAATTAAATGCTCAAATAAAACAACTTGGAACTAATAATGAGGTTCTTGCTGGTTTTATATTCCAAAACAGAGATTTATTTTCTAAAGTATATGATGTTGATTTAACTAAACTTGCTAAAAACAGGGAAAGAGCGGATATGATTATCAGTGAGGTTGGTAAAAAGACCTATGATAAAGAAAAACAATTTCAAGTAGATGTTTTGGACTTTGAGACCAAACTTAAACAAAAAGGTGTTGATATATCCAAATTAACTTATGAACAAAAATTAGAGTTATTAAAAGATGCTCTGGCTAAAGAGATTGTTGAGGTTGAAACTGCCGAAGATAAAAAGGCAAAAGCACAAAAGAAGACAATAGATACCATCTCAAAGGCATTACAACAATTTAGTCAATTAGTAGGACAAACAGCATCACTTGTAGCACAATCATATCAGTTTCAATTAAAACAACTTGAGGATTCAAGTAAAAAGGCAGTATCACAAGTTGTTGGAGATACAGAACAAGCAAATCAAAAAAGAATTGAACTTGAAAAACAATATCAACTACAGAAGGCTGAAATTGAAAAGAGAGCACTTATTAAGTCATTACAGTTTCAATTGGTTCAGGCTATTGTAGATACAGCACAGGCGGTTGTATCAAACTTGGAAATACCACCATTAGCAATTGCTGTTGGAATATTGGGAGCAGTTCAAGTTGGTTTAATTGCACAACAATTAGCATACGCACAATCACTTGCAGGTGGTGGTAAAATTAGATTAGGAGCTGGTGGTATGGTCGTAGGTCCATCACACGAAATGGGTGGTGTATCTTACGCTGGTGGAGTTAATCTTGAAGGAGGGGAATCAGTTATCAACAAACAGAGTTCGTTGAACTACGCAGGTTTATTATCCCAAATTAACCAAGCAGGTGGAGGACAACCGATTGTGAATAACGCATCCAACTCTTTAATGGAGGAAAGATTGGTTCAAGCAATATCAAGAGCGAACCAAGAACCTATCAGGGCTTATGTATTGAACTCTGAAATAACAAGTGGACAAGCGATTAACAGAAGGTTAAACGAACTTGCCACCTTATAACTTAAAACTATTTATAGAAAATGATTAGAATTATAGACCTTGATATAGAAGGAACAATCACAGGTGATACAAAGGTTACAGAGATAGCGTTGGTAGAAATGCCAGCGATAGAACAGAACTTTATCTATTTCACAAAACAACAATTTGTTGATACAATAAAAGATTATCCACAATATATCACCGATACCGCCATTAGAGCAAGAAAATGGGTTGATGAAAATGGATATGGTAGTTGTTTAACACCTGTGGGGAAATCAAGGTTAAATCAATTAGCCAATAGAGAAGCCTTATCTTTGGAAACAATTAAAAGGATGAAAGCATTCGGTTCAAGACATAAGACCGATTGGGATAGTTCCAAGTCATTTGAAGATAATTGTGGATATCTTGCTCTTGCTTCTTGGGGATTTGAACCATCAACTTACGATGATGTTATGAATTACTTGGAAAGAGTAATTACCAAGTCAGAAGAGAACATGGAATATGAACCATCATTACCAGCATACGCAAACTATCCTGTAGGTGATAAGACAAAGTGTAAAGACCCAGCAAAAAATGGTGGGGTAGATTGTAGTAATCCTGATATGTTAGTTGAACCTATCTTATTTGTTAATCCAAATGCGGGTGAAAGTAGAAAAGATTATATTTCAAGATGTACTGAATACTTGATTAAGAACGAAGGTAAATCACCAGAACAATCATATGCCATCTGTAATTCAAAAGCCGATGAGAGTTTTTCAATAGGACAAAAAGTCAGTTTTGATTATGACGACACTCTGAGCACAACAAGAGGTAAAGGACTTGCATTACATGAAATACAATCAGGTAGTGAGGTTTATATCATATCAGCAAGACATATCAAAGAAGGTATGTATAAGACCGCTGATGAACTTGGAATACCACATAGTAGAGTTTATGCTACTGGTTCAAATAAGAATAAAATACAAAAGATTAAGGACTTAAAGATTACAAAACATTACGATAATAATAATGATGTTGTAAATCAACTTGGAAGAATTGGTGTTGATTTTAGTTGTCCTTGTTTGGATGAGTTTGTGGTTCAATTAGAACCATTGGTAGTTACAACTTACACACCTGAAAACGCCATCTTCAATAGGAAACAAGGTTTTACTATGATAGGATTTGTAGATGGGGAACCAGTCTTTACATCACCTGAAGAAGCAGAACTTTACGGACAAGAACAACACGGATGTTCAGGACACCATACACATACAGATGAAAATGGAAATGTGGTTTATATGGGTTGTGATGTTCACCCTGAAAAGATGGTAGATATTGTTGCAGATAATGTTGATATCTTATCTATAGGTCAAGAAAATATACAATTATTCTCACATTATAGTGATGAAGAAAAAGAGGTTGTTAAGATGTTAAAGTTCTTAAAGGAAAATGACTACGAACAATTTGAGGCAGTAGTTGGTTCTATGAGAGGAGCAACTGAAGCAGATATAAAAAGAAGAAACCATAAAACCCCAACAAACTACTTTAAGTATGAAAGGGTTTTATCAGGAGCACCTGATAGAGATTTCTGTACCTCAATTGAGAACAGATACTTTAGAAGGATTGAAATAGATTTATTAAGAGATACAAATACAGAGTTTGGACACGAAAAACAATCGTATTCCAAATGGTTATACAAGGGTGGACCAAATTGTGTTCATGCTTGGAGAAAGTATATTGTTCAAGGTGATGTATTAGCAGACCAAGGCATGGCTGATGGTACCGCAGGTATTCCACCAAAACAATTACCAAATAGTGGTTATTACTCTCCAGAGACAAAAAGAAAGAGTGAGGTTGCTTATATCATATCTCAACAGAATATGTCCAAACAGGAGTTCTCTGTTGATGATGAAAAGAGGATGGTATACTCACCACTTATGATACCAAATATTCTTATACCAAGATTGGATGAAGATACAAATGAAAAATACTTTGTTAAGTTCACACCATCTGTTATAGAGAAAATACAAAACCTTTATATGATTGAAAAAAGATTAGACCAAACAAACTACGAACATACTGATGAAAAAATAGAATCGGTTGTAATGGTTGAAAGTTGGTTGGTATCTGGTGAATCTGATAAGGCATACCAATTAGGTTTCAGCAGGGGTGATATACCTGATGGGACTTGGATGGGTGGATTTAAGGTATTAGATACACCTGAAGGCGATAACATCTGGAATAACTACATCAAGACAGGCAAGGTTAAAGGATTCTCTGTAGAGGGTAATTTCTTAATGAACTTTTCACGCCTAAAAACTGATGAATATTTATTAGATGAAATCATAAACATTATTAAAAAAATAACAGATTAAAAAAATTATGGATGCAACAACAGCAATCAATAATATCAGAAAAATGTTAGGATTACAATTTAAGAAAGAGACCTTCAATTCTACTTTTCTTGTTGATGGAACCACAGAGGTTACAAACAACATGGAAGAAGATTTTCAAGTAGGTCAAACTCTTTATGTAGTCAACGAATCCACACTTGTACCAGCACCTGAAGGTAGTCACACAACAAGAGATGGTATGATAGTTTCAGTTGACTCTGAATCTACAATCATCGCTATTACATCAGAGGACACATCAACAGATGCAGAGGTTCAACAAGAAGCAAGTAAAGATATGAACTACACCGAAGCAAAAGATGCTCAAGGACAAATCCTTGAATCAAGTACTTTTGATGTTGGTGAAGATGTATTTTTGGTTAAGGATGATGGTACTAAAACACCAGCACCTGATGGCGAACACCAAGTGGTATTGAAAGATACAAGTGGAAACGAAAACAAGATTAGAATCATAGTAAAAGATGGTAAAATTATTCAGCGTGAAAATGTTGAAGGTATGATGAAACCAGCAACTATGAGTACTGATTTTTCTAAAGACATTGAAGATATTAAATTATCATTAAACAACCTACTTGAACTGGTTGGTTCTATGAACGGAAAGTTTAAGACAGAGTTCAACTCATTAAAAACCGATTTTGAATCGTTTAAGAAATTACCAGAAAGAAAGTCAGTTGAGGAGGTAAAAACCTATACTGAATCTTTTGCGGATTACAGATTAAACTTGATTAAAAATCAACTAAAAAAATAAATTAAAATAATGGAAAACAATAAGAAAAAATTATCATTTGCTTATGACTTGACGGCTTTGCCAACTTTTAACAGTTATGGTTCAGACATGTTGATTAAAGCAATCTTGGGATTGACCTTACCAAAGTATGCATCTATCAGAGCAAACTTGAAAGGTACTACTGAAAAAGTAGGTTTTGTAACAAACGATATTTATTTGCAGGATTTGAGTTGTGGATTTGACCCATCAGGTACAACTACACAATCATTAGTAACTGTAGATTTATGTAATAAAAAATTGAATCAGACACTTTGTCCTTACAGTCTCTACGACACATATTTGTCTCAATCTTTATCAAATGCGAACTTTCACGAAAGTGTACCATTTGAAGAGGTTATCTTGACGGATATTTCAAATAGAATTGCTAACCAAGTTGAAAAACAACTTTGGCAGAACACAACTACAAGCGGTGGAACTTATGGTTCTGCATGTTTCGCAGGTGTAGGTCAGTTGGTTACATCAGGTAATGGTGCAACTCAAATCCCTTATTCAGCATCTACTCCGTCTAATGGACTTGATGTCTTTACAACTATCTACCAAAACATCCCTGCAAATGTATTGCACATGGATGACTTGGTGATTTTCACATCATACTCTAACTACAGAGGATTAGTTGCATCTATGAGAAACAACTCATTCGTGAACTTGTTTACTATGGATACTGCGGGTTCTACAAGTGGTGAAGACTGGTCGTTAATGCTTCCTGGTACTAATGTTAAAGTTATTCCAACTGTAGGTTTGGATGGTGTATCAGCGTATTATGCTGGAAGTTCGAGCTATTTTATGTTTGGAATGAATGCTGAAATGCAGACAATCAAATCTATCTATGACCCATTTGAGGACATCGTTAAGATTAACGCACACGTAACTTACGGATTAGGAATATTTGATGTAGCATCTTTCTGCGTTTGTAAATCTTAATCCATAAACTATTAACTTATAAAGAAATAGAAAAATATGGCAGCATGTTACATTTCCACAGGTTACACATTAGATTGTAGAACAGCCTCAACAGGTGGTATCAAGACAATGTGGATTTTAGGTGGAGCAGGAAATCAAATTACTGGTTATACAGTAACTAACTCAATGGTTAGTGCAATTAGTGGTGTTGGTACTTGGTTTCAATTCCAATTACCAAAACAATCAGGTTCTTTAAGTGAAACTTTAGGTGTAAACACTACATCTCAATCTGTAACTTTCCAACCTGAAATTGTGGTAAACTTACCAAAGTTGAATACTAACTTAAGAGATACTTTCGTAGATTTAGTATCACAAAATGAAATCTACGCTTTGATTGAAGATAACAACAATAGATACTGGTTAGTATTCTTGGATAATGGTGGTTTAGTTACTGCTGGTTCGTTGAATACAGGACAGGCTTACACTGACTTGAACGGAGCAACTGCTCTTACAATGACTGGTGGAGAACCTACCTCAATCAGAGAGGTTGATGTTACAACAACTATCGCAGCAGTATTTACTGCGGGTGGTTTCACATTCCAATCATAAAAAAAACAAGATAATTATAGGGGAGTTAAACGCTCCCCTTTTATCTTAAAGCCAAGTATATTTATCATAGATGCCACCAAATCCGTATAGAAGACAACCGAACATCAACGACATGATGTATCCAAAAGGTTCAAAACAGCCAAGACAGATATGGGCTGCAGTTATGAATGTTCCACAACCTTCATCAGGTGCTGCGGTAACACCTACACCAACGGCCACTTTACCAGTTACTCCTTCACCGACTCCTACTACTACTTTAACCAGCACACCTACACAGACATCTACACCTACTAATACTCTAACATCTACGCCTACACCGAGTCCAACAACTACTTTAACATCAACTCCTACACAGACATCGACTCCAACCACAACTTTAACATCCACACCTACACAAACACCTACAACTACTACAACTTTAACATCTACACCTACACCGACTACAACTCTTACTTCAACGCCTACACCGAGTCCAACAACAACACTTACATCGACTCCAACACAAACACCTACAACCACTACAACTTTAACATCTACGCCTACACCTTCACCCACCACTACTTTAACCAGCACACCTACACAAACACCTACAACCACTACAACTTTAACATCTACACCGACTCCTACATCAAGTCCAATTCCAAGTGGAACAACATTAGCAAATGAGTTCTTAGCAAGAGTTGTATCAACAGGAGGAACATTAAACTCAACCATATCTGCGGCAACACAAACGATGTTTAATTCGTTAGTTTCAACAGGATTATGGGAGGATATATCACTATTCTATCCAATTATTGGTGGTATTGCTACCGCTCATGCTCAAGCGGCAGGACAACAATATAGTTCATCTTATAACGGAATATTTAATGGTGGGGTAACCCATAGTTCATCAGGTATGACCTTTAATGGTGTGAATGGATATATGGATACGAATTGGGCTATTAGAGACCAATTAGGTGCAACATCATTAGTATCTATTGGAGGATATACAAACACCTCTTATTTGGAAGTGTTAATGGGTTGTTTGAACGGAGATGCTTCAACACTTACTCAATTACGATTAGATGTCCCTGTAGGTCAAATATCAGCATTACCAGGAACAACTTTAGCAGGAGCCAACACAACGGCTATGACTGGTAGTTCAGGAACATTTATCACTTCAAGAACAGGAACAACGGCAACATTTGTATTACAGAATAATGTTATTACAAATCTAACTCAAGCATCAGGTTTAACTGACGCAGGTAGAACGATGTGGGTTGGAGCAAGAAACTATAGTGGAGCACCATCATACGGAACAGGTAGAGTGGCATTTGTATTTATGGGTAAAACTTTAACCGCAGCAAAGGCAACGACCTTAAAAGGTATAATACAGACATTCCAAACAAGTTTAAGCAGACAAGTATGATACAAGTAGGATTATTAACAATACCCGAAAAAGATTCTTTATTGGGACACAAATATAACGAAGACACATATTTTAATCCAGTCCAAGATACAAACGCAGATTGGATAATTTCAACTGAAGAAATTGACTATTGTATAAATCCTGATTTTGATTGGGTTAAGACATTGCCGTTAATTGAATGGACAGGACCATATATTCCAAGTATATCAGGAACAACAGGTTATGTTGGTTCATAAACAAGTAATAATGGATGGTGTTCAATATGAACATTATCAAATAAAAAAGATTGAGTGGGACTTGGAAACTTTAATCATAGGGGTTATGGTAATCTACTACGATAATGAAAACAAGTTTGGCTCAAGAATAAAAACATACTACTTCAATGTTGGAAACGAAATTGATGTTGATGATTTAATAAAACAAGTAAAACAGATTCATGCCACAGGTATTTTATAGGAAAAAGTTTAGTGATTATCTTGGAGAACAACGAGCGATAGATGATATCGTTACATTTTTTACTGCCAATATTCCACCAAGCCCAACAGGGACACCAAATCCTACACCGACTCCTACAAGTACTCCAATCGTTACAACGCCGACACCGACACCATCACCAACGACTACCTTGACTCCGTCACCTACAACGACATTAACTGCGACTCCTACCACTACACCTACACCTACTACCACTTTAACACCTTCACCTACTTCTACTCTTACACCTTCACCTACTACCACTTTAACACCATCACCTACTTCTACTTTAACACCGACCCCGACAACAACATTAACGGGAACACCTACACCGACTCCAACAGCAAGTGTTGGACCTGTTGCTAATAAATTACAAGCCGAAAACTCTGATTTCTTACAATCAGAAAATGGAAACGATATAAACATTGAAAATTAAAAAAACAAATTAAAATGGCGAACACAAAAATTAGTCAATTACCTCTTTATTCTGGCACCGCTGCGGATTTAAGATGGTTCGTAATGAATAACAGCGGTGAAACTGAAACATTTAAGTTTAGTGGATTTACAAGTCCATTTAAGGCTGCAACTCAACCTAATAGTGTAATAAGTAATTATTCAACAACACAACCATTATATCCATATACACAGGTATTAGGTGGTAGTGGTAATACCTTTACATCATCATCAAATACATTTGTTTCAATAGAAGATTTTGATACAACATTTGCTCCCGTATTAAATTATAATGCTGGATTAGCGGGAATATCAATTGGTAATAAAAACTCATCATTAGCAGGTGGTATAAACATAGCAAACTATGGTACTACAAATACATCTACAAGTGATGCTGGAACATATATTGATAATATTAATGGTACTATTAACGCACCAGGTCATAGTGTTATTATTGGTAATGCTTTACCAAACTTAAATGTTTCGGGTTCTATCGCTATTGGGGCTTATCAACCAATCGCTACAGGTGGTTCTATTAGAAGTATATTTTTAGGTGGTTACAGTAATACCAAAAATAATGATGGTGATATAAATAGTTTTATTGGTTCTTCATCTTGTACTATTGGTGGAACTACAAATTGGGGAACAATCATCAATTCTAATAGTTCTACAATAAATGGTGGAAATTATAATTCAATTATTGGAAGTAATACTAATGCAATAGCAGGTTCTACTAATACTACTATTCTTGCGGGTTATAATAATAGTGTTACCGCATCACTAATAAGTCTTTTTGCAGGAACACAAGACAATGTAGTTACATCAGCAGGTTATACTTATGTATTAGTTGGTGGTGGATATAATACTGTTAATGCTACTAATGCATCTGCGGGTAATGCGATGTATTCTTCTTATTTCTGTAGTGATACAACAGTAAATGATGGTTCTGTTATTGGTTCATCTAACAACTGGTTTGCTGGTTCAAGGAATTGTAGTCAAACTGGTTATGGAAAACATAACTGGATTACAAACTCATATAATTCAAGTATTTCAAATAATGTTAGTACTGATGTTCGTGAGTGGTTTAACAAAATTGATTCTGCCGAATCATCACAATTGGTTAAAACAAAATCATCACAAATTATTGGTGGTTTAACTAATGTAATAACATCAAACGATTATTCTGCAATTATTGGTGGAACAGGTAATACGATGGCGTCTTCAATTTCCGCAGCAAACGGAAAAGGAAACTACATTATTAACTCAAGAGATTGTAAGGTTGAAAAAGACGGACAATACCAATCAAATAATGTGAATTATATCGGTTGTGATAATGTTAGATTAGAAAACTTAAATGATGTTACACTTATAAATGTTAAAAACATTACAGCAGAAAATGGTGGAGTAGGAACAGGAACAACTATATTCCGTAATACATACACATTAGGTGCTAATATATTCCAAGCAGAAACTTATGTTTCAACTGGAGCAACAACAAATATTGTAATTGACCCATTACAACAAGATTATATTGAAATAAATACTGATGGTTCAACGACCTACAATATTAGTTTCACTTTTGTTGATAGTGCGATTTATGCGAATATTCACTTATACATCAACTATGTTGCAGGTTCAACAGTTAATTTTGTGAATGGAACTTATACTCAATGGAGATGGGCTAATAACACAGCACCTGTATTTAGTGGAACAAATAGAAATATTATAGTAATGAGTACTTGGGCTAACCAAGATGTTTGGGAAGTATCTCGTTCAATGTATATGTCTTAAAAACAAAATAAAATATGATAATACTAAACGAAGGATATAATGACGCAAACGCTACCTGTTCAAGAAACAAAAACTTGACTGGTTCTGTTTGTTATTTATTCAGTTTCAAACACAAACTCTCTCAAGAGGTTTGGAGGCTCGTACCATACAGAATACCACCAAGTGTGGGATATGCTCCTGGATACGACTTATTTAGTATTACAATAGACCCCAGTCAACCTGAAGCCTATTTGACTGGGGCAACAACAACAGGACAAACAAATGTTCACTTAATTGAGGGTGAGTATTATGTTAAGGTATGGGAACAATCTACAGCCTTATCAGGAAATACAAATCCAAATATCGCTTATGATGTTGTTTATGAGACCATTGCTCAAGTTAACTATTCAGGAAATACTAACCCTATCACTTACTCTGGAACAAGTGATATTTATAAAATATACGAAGGATGATAAATATTGAAAAACTAAACTTTGGTGCAAATACCATAACATCATTTCAAGAGGTGATTACAAAGGGACAACCTTTTGTATCTTGGGGTGTTGATAACTTATTTCCAAATGAGTTGTACATGTTATTGGACGCCTCACCAATCCACAATTCTGCCATTAGAGCCCGTGTTGATAATTCTGTAGGTTCAGGATATGTTAACGACTACAAGATAAACTCAAAACAATATATCAACGATGTTGCCAAACAGATGTTCTTTGAGTTGATTGTTACAGGTAATTTGTTTTTGGAGGTTGTATGGAGAAAAGACAGGTCTCAAGGACTTGCAGGTTTCCATGTTATCCCGTCAAAGTATATGAGAGTTCATAAACCTGATGCACCAGGTGAACCATCAACAAAATATCTTTATTCAAGAGATTGGGCTAATTGGAGAAAAGGGGCTAAGATTATTGAGTTCAGTGAGTTTGACCCAACCAATTACACAAACAGACAGATAGTACATATCCGTTCTTATGGACCTCAAAGTGAGTTCTATGGTGTTCCATCATATCTTGCGTGTATTAACGATATTAAGTTAAACCACGAGATTACTGTGTATAACCTTGCCAATATAATTAACGGATGTTCTATGGGTATGTGGGTTCACTTTAATCAACCACCACCTGATTCAGAGTATGAACAGAACAACATATTGAGAAAGATTGAAGATAGATACATGGGTGCGGATAACGCAAACAGGGTGATTATATCTTATGGTGAAGAAGGACAGAAACCTGATATTACACAAATACAAACAAATGTTGAAGATGGTTATTTCTCATCCATATTTGAATTGGTTCAACACCAAATCTTATGTGGTCATAATATCCCTGATGCCTCAATTATTGGTTTACCACAAAGAACTGGATTCAGTTCATCAGCAGACCAGTTGGAAACAGGATTTAAGTTGTTCTTATCAACAAGTATTTATCCAACACAAAAGTTCTTAAATAGAGAATTAAAACCTATTTTGGAGTTAATATATCCTGGTCAAGAAATTGACTTAACCGTAACACAAAACAACATCATCTAATGGCATATAATGTTTTATTCATATCAGAACAAAAGTTAAAGGACAACACACCTATCACAGATAATGTGGACTCATCAGAGTTGAGATTTGCTATTCAACAATCCCAAGCGATTCAATTACAAGAAACACTTGGAACAAATCTTTATGACTATCTATTAAAGATTGTAGATGATAATACAGTCAATACTGATATAACCTTGATTAGATACAAAGAGTTGTTAAATAACTATGTTCAACCTACTTTGATTGCTTGGAGTTACTATCTGGCATTAGACAATTTTTGGGTTAAGTTCATGAATGTTGGATTGGTCCAAAATAGAAACGAACAAGGTAATGCTGTTGACTTAAAGACATTACAATATCTTAAGAACAACGCAAAGAACCAAGCAGAGTTTCAAGACAACTTGATGAGAAGACACTTGTTATTCCGTTCAGGTTGGTATCCTGAATACTTTAGTGGAAACTTAAACGATGGTCAATTACCACCTGAAACAGATTCAGCATTCAAATCAAATATGACCTTACCTGGTTGGGGTGTATCAAGAAATAGTGGATGGAATGGAAACTTTAATATGATGGGACCATTATGTGCAGGTTCTGGCTTCCCGACTTGGTACGGAAATAGTTCCAACTCACCAAACAAGTTTAAGTAAAAAATCCCAACTTTCGTCAGGATTTATCATTTAATTGTTTCAACGCAATTTCCGTTAATCTAATATCCATTTCAAGATATCTTGGTATTTTTTTGTTAAGTGAAACAAAAGTAGCTTCTTTGATTTTTAATGAGTTTAACTTTTTTGTAAAATACTCAATCTTGTTATCATCCATTTCCAATAGTTGAGATGTGTTCATCTACTTTTTCCATTAACTCAACCATACTTTTTGAGTATCCTTCGTTAATGAACTTTTCCATCATTGTAGATACTTTGATTAAATCAACCATAGTTGGTTTTTTACCAAGTAAGGTGAAATAGTTAACTGCTGTAGAAATCTGTGATTGTCTAATAATTAAATCCTGTTGTCGTGTGTTCTTTTCCATTTTAGTATTTGTCTGCTAACATTTCTTCGTATGCTTCTCTTTCCATTAACTCCTGATTGTACTCATCCATCTTTCTTTGTTTGTACAACTCATATTCGTAATCTTCATCACCTGATTGGTTAAAGAACTCTGTAATGAGTTCGTTCAAGTTCATTTCTTCGTATAGTTTTTTTGTCTGTCCCATAGTTCAAATATAGTAAAAAGTTTTTATTGAATCAAATTATCTTGGATTTTTTATAAAAGAATTATGGTAATCCTTGAATACTTCATAATCCAACATGGCATCAAACAAATGACCAGAACACTCACAATCCTTATCTAAAGGAGTTTCAACGCAGTGGATGAGTGTTACCTTCATTCCATCAACAAACTCAACCTGTAGCTGTTCTGTGGAGTATTCAACCCCACCTATAAGTGTATATGTCTTCATGTTCTTTTTTTCTTTGTTCGTTTCTTATAAACCTTTTCTTGATTTATCTTTTCGTGATGTTTCATCAAAAATTGTTCGTAGATTGTTAATTCATTGTTGGGCTCATAACCAATACACTTTAGTAGAATATTGGAAGATTCTACTTCTGTATTCTTTCTTGATTCTCCAACCCCACTCATCTTTTCTTTATGTAATAATCTACACTCCTTACAGAACATCATATAACCAGAATCATTATCATTTGATAAATCAAACTCTGTATTCATCAAATAATCCTCATGTCTGAAACACCAAACAAGCTCATTATCGTTATCATCATAAATAAATCTTTCTCTCTTTTGATATCTCATATATCATACTTGTTATGTTCCCTTATCCCTTAATTGTGGATAATTCTTTTCATCCCATCTCATTTTGTTGGCAATCTTGGTTATATGACCACGACTGACTTTATATCTCTTGGATAATTGTAAATGTGTGTAATTACCCGTTTTCAATAATTTACGGATATTTCTTACTTTCTCAACTGATAATTTTATTGCTCCCATGTTATTTGATATTGTGCCTTGTGTTGAATTGTTCGTGGATGGGTGGTGTATCTACTCCAAACTTATATCCGAGTGATTCTAATAACCTCTGTGTCCCTGTAAAGTCCTCATCTTGTAGTGGGTCCAACTTGAGATATTCCATTCCATCAGGTTCGTCTTTATCTTTCTTGGAATAGTGTAATTTACACTGTGTTGAAATCTTAAACGGACCAGTCTTTGATTTATAAAAATTAGTTTCGGGTAGATAAGTCCCACAATTTCTACAAAAGTATAACCATCCACTATCTGTTAACATCCTCCTACGAAGATTAAAGTTAATTTGTTCTTTACCCATATCTATAAATATCACAATATTACAAAAAAACTCACAATAAATCAAATAATTTGTTTTTTTATTGGAAATGAATTATATTTATATGTATGAAAAAGAAAAGAATGGGAATAATGATTTATCCAGAGATTTTAGATTCTTTAGAATCACTATCAAACGATGAGATTGGACAGATGTTTAGGTTAATTATTAAATGGAACAAGGGAGAAGAGGTAATACCTCAAAACTCGTTGGAAAAGTTTGCATGGGCAATCATCTATCCAAAGTTAGAAGAAAACAAAATCGCATATAATGAGACCTGTGAAAAAAGAAGAGATGCAGTTAATAAACGATGGGGTAAAGAAAAGGATACAAATGAATACAAAAGTATAGAAAAGAATA